ACTCTCCCAAAGACTTCAAGAGGGGCAGGGCTTTCTCGATTCCTTGTGCCAGGATGTTATGCTCGTCGACCCAATCCCGAAAAGCTACAACAGCATCGCCAATGTTGGCCGTGACGTCCAAAATATCCATATCGAACGCGTCGAGAATATGGGAGACGAGTTTCAGGCCGTTTTTCAGCGCACCGCCGACCAGAGTTGTAAAAATATCCACAACGGCGAACAGGCCCTTGAAAGTCCGCTGAAGTTTGCCGGACGTCTCTTCGGAGAGCAGCAGCGATTGAGAAAATCTGTGAAGGGCGGCGATAACGTTATAAATATCCTCCGAATCAATGGAGAACGTTTCCTTCCAGGCGGTGTGGATGGAGTCGAAGACCTGCTTCACTGCCTTGCACGCATTCAGCAGAGAGTCAAAGATCATTTCCCGTCCGCTGGGGCGGGTCATATTGTTGATTAACTCATTGACGGTCGTGCCCGATTCTTCCGCCTGCTGGGCCAGTTCCCGGATCGCCTTGATCTGTTCGTCTGTATATCCGACGTTCTTCAGCTGAGCATCGGATAGTTTTTCCAACTGCACTTCGGTTCCCAGCAGTTTGTGATTGACCAGGCCCTGGATCGTGGCGTAGTCATACCCGGCTTTTGTGAGCGCTTCCACACGCGCCTTCCCGTTGCCAAAGTCGCCCCGGATGACGCGATCCACAATATCGCCGTATTGTTCCATCATGTCGGACATATTGGCGATGGCCGTGGTAGTCTTGCCGGCGTCGCCAACAAAACTTCTCAAAGTTTCGGAAAAAATATCCGCAGAAACCCAGCCGCTTTTCAGCGACTTCTCAAAAGAGCCGGCGTCTTCGATCATCTTGTCGGTAATCACACCGTGCTCTTTCCCGATCTTAAGCAGCCGCTCTTGAAATTCGTCCACGGCGATCCCGGTATCCTCGACCTTCTTCTTCATCTGGACCCATCCGGAACTCAAGGCCCCGCCGAGAAGCGCGTTGCGGGCATCGGATGCGCCGCCAATGACGTCATCGAAGAACTTGGAGAATTGCGTTAATGTTTCCTTGGCTTCATTGAAATCACCCATGAACAGCTGCCACGTCTCGGCCCAGCCGGACTGTGCGCTTTCCTCAAGCGTTTCCCAAAGCTGTGTGAAGGTTTTAACATCCTGAGCGGCCGCGAACGCCTTCTTGCCTATTTCGGTGGTTTCATCGGCGTACCTGCCGAGGGTTTTGGTCAGCACCTCGGAGGTCATCCACTGCGCACTGAGAGAGTCGTTAAACATTGTCGTGGAAGTAAACAACTCAGACACGTGACCCTTCAAGTCAGTCGTTGTCGACTTGTACTGCTCTCCTACTTTGACCACCGTGCCCATCTCCACGGCCGTGTCGATAAGCTGCTGCTTGAACTCCACGGTGGCCATGTTGGCGTTCTCGATGGACTTCCAGTCGATCAGGCGTACGCAGCCAGAGGAAATGGCCTGACCGAGGTTGTACATGGCGCGGGATGCCTCATTGGCATTTGCGCCCGATACAGCAGCCTCATTGGCCACACCTTGAATCGCCGCTACAGCGTCGTCCAGGTTTACCCCCGCGTTGGTGAACTTGCCGATGTTCTCCGTCATGTCGGAGAAAGAGTAGATAGTCCTGTCCGAATACTTGTTGAGCTCGTCGAGTTTCTGATTGACCCGATCCAGACTTTCACCTGTGCTGGCCATAATTGTCTGAATAGAACCCATCTTCAGCTCGTATTCACTGAAGCCTGTCGTGATCGGCTCAATGGTGAACGTCGACGCAATGCGTTTTCCGGTATTGAGAACCGAATTCGTGATGTTGGAAAGAGCGGTCGCGGCCACCACGTCAAGCGCCGAGAACTTTGCCCGGACCGCCTCGATGGACCGGCCCATGGCGGAGAGGTCACACTTCTTTGCCGAGTCATTGATCTTCTCCAAGCCCTTAGCGGCGCCGTCCATGTTCAAGCTCTTCTTCAGCTTGTCCAGTGTGGACATACTGGTCTTGACGTTCGCCTCGAAGTGCCGGTTGTCAAACTTCATTTCCACGACGCGCTCGTCGATGGTCTTGCTCACAGCTTTGTAACCTCCCTCCATGCCGCATTGGCGATTTGGTCAAAGATAGGCTGTATCGCCGGGTTGATGTAATCCCGACCCTGCACCCAGCCGCCGGTCCCCGTGCCGTGTCCGTATTGCAGGATAATGGCGATGGGGACTCCATTTTGAATATTGGAATTGTGAAAAGAGATCGTGGCGGTCCCCTTTTCGTTGGTGATCTTGTAGTACCAGGAGCTGGCGGTCTTACCGGTATCCACTGGCGTCGCAGACGCAAGGGCGGCTACTCCGGCCCGGCCATACCGATTAAGGTCGCCCAGATGGACCGCCTCTTTCGCCCGCTCCAGGAAACGGGTGAGCTTGGAGAAGTCGCCCTTTTGTCTGAACGTTATCATGACCTCGCCTAATCCAGTTTCCCCTTCCGGTCCAAGGTGGTCATGATCCGGCAGAAGTCGTCGCTCACATTCAGAACTCCGCCGCCGGTGCCCTTGAGAACGCCGTCCTGAACGAGCTTTTTCACGGTAGGCGCATACCACTCGGGTACGTCTGCCAGTGTTCGGTATACCGTAGGCTTGACCTCGGCGAGCATCCTGGTCATGGCATCCGCCGCCGCCTTTTCTGCCGCGGCGACCGCCTTAGCAAAGGTCGTATTCGAGACATCTTCGGCAATCTTCCTGACTTCCTCGACCGTCATATCGTCCTCATCCTTTCCGTTGTACTTCCTCGCGTCCACCAGCCAGTATTGCCGCGCCTCATTGCGGAACGTGGCAGGATCCCCGTTGGAATACTTGTTGTTCCCGCTGGCGTGGACCGGGTCGTTGATCCGCACCTTGTTGTCCCAGTCCCACACCAGGATAAAGTGCCCGCCAGTGGTCCAGGTTCCCCGCTGAGTTTTGGACTTGGTGCCCATCAGCGCGATCACCCAATAGCCCTGGGCCAGATACTCCTTCACCTGGTCATGGATTGAGTGGTCGGGCTTGTTGATGATCCGGCTCGGCAGCAGCTGTTTACAGTCGATGCCATAAACGGCAAGTTGGGGTTTGAAGTACCCATAAGCAGTGCCCTGGTTGGCGTACTTAAACCCATGCTTCACCGACCATGCGCAGGTCTCTACGGGTGTGATGCTCTTGTCCTTCAGCGTGGCGATACACATGGCTGCACAGGTGGGGCCGCAGCCGGAGGACTTGATGGTCTTGTCCGATTCTTTCCCCGGCTGGTTGTAGGGCTTGGAAGCCCAGCGCTTGTCAGTCTGCTTGTAGTCCACCGGCTTCTTGTTCATAACTTCTACCCCCTTGTACGATGTCTTCTCCTTCGAGCGGCGTTGAGGGCACGATTCCTGGCCAGCAGCTCACCCTTGGGTATTTTCTTTGGCGACTGACTCTTGGCGTTGCAAACTCGAATAAGAGTCAGCAGCCGGTTCAGATGCCACTTTTGACACTCGAAGGGGATGTTGTGGCAGATCATCCAGTAGTAGATGATTTCGGCGGTCACAACCTCACGCGCTCCGCCGGGAAGCCTGTCTTTGGAAAACGTGGTGGCGGTCATTGGGGCGTCGATGTAGCTTTGCACCTGACGGATATTCTCCCGCGTAAGGGCCAGATAGATGCCGGGGTCCACGTTCTGCGTCAAGGTCATGCAGCGAATGTAATCCACAAACTCTGCCATTGTCTTCTGTTCCGTGTGGAGATAAGGTTTGTGCCACTTGCTTTCCCATTTTGAAATGGAAACCAGGGAATGCTCCAGCTGAAGCGTCTGGCCCTTGGTATGCAGGAATACCCCGTTTACATCGTCAAACTGTTCGGACTCCGGCACGTAGATTTTCAGCATTCCGGGATGAAAGGCGTCAGTTCAGCGGAGGGGAGGTCAAAGGTTTCCGATCTGCGGCAGAAGCGGGAACGATCCCGTTGACAAAGGCGGCGGCAGCGTCGGCGTCCGTGGCCAGCTCCATGAACAGCTGACTATACGCCTCGGTCTGCGAGAAAGCATCGCGGAGTTCCTGGTTCTTGATGAACCGCCTGCCGTCCGGGGACTTCTCGCCGTAAGCCTTCATGATAATATCCTTGAACGCGGCAACGATCTGTTTGTGATCCTTGGCCTTGACGATGCGGTCGATCTGCTCCACCAGACCGCCGTCGACGGACAGCTCCATCTCGGTCACCTCAGCCGCTGTCAGGTTAAAGTAGAAGTCCTCTGTACGGCTCACGCCGTTGTAATCCTCGTAAGTGATTGTCTTCTTCAGCATCTTAAACTCTCCTTTCAAAAATAAAAGCGGAGCCCTCGGTGAAGAGAGCCCCGCTTGAATTTGCGTGACAGAAATCAGGGAGCGGCGGTCTTGAACAGATTGATGATCTCCTCGGGCAGCGGCAGGCGGGGATCGACGCCGTCGTTTCCATCGGCAGTGGTGGGATCTTTGCCGAAAAGGATCTCTTCCAGCGCCGCCATCTTGGCCGCGTCCGCTTTGGTGCTGTCGAGCACGATGGAGGCGGTGGGCTTATAACCGGGAACGTCCACCGGGGTGGTGGTGATTTCCCAGCTGAAGTTGGCGGCCTCGGGGGAATCGTTGATCGTCTGATAGTTCCGCTCGGAGGGAGACGCCAGAGCACCGTAAATCAGGTGCAGCTTGTAGCCATGATCCTGAAGGTCCACGTCGTTGCCGATCTTGGACCGATAGGCCAGGCCGAAGGTCTTACGGCTCTGCTGCCCGATGGAAACGCCAACCGCGACCTCGGCGGAGCCGTCGCACTCGGCCCACTCATCGGGGTAGGTGTACGCCTCGACGGTGGCGCCAAAGTCCTCGGCGGCGATCAGGTTCAGGTACTTGATGTTGTCGGCATAGA